GGATTTCGAATGCAGCTCGAGAGAGTTGGTCGCAGGCACTCAACTGTTTCCTCCAAAGACCCGTAGGTCAAGGAGTTAGTAGTGGGAAGTATCTTAAGTCCCTACCCGTGCCGAGAATAGGGAATGCTCTTTATTCATTCCTAGGCGCCACCTCGTTCCGCGTCCCACTTAGTGGGCTTTCCAAAGTTGCAAGTCTACGCAGTGAACTCCAGTATTTGTATACCGAAGACACTCGGAGAGCGAAAGGGTCCAACTCTGGGCGTACAGTTGCCCTTGTTGAGGGCAACGGCACCAGTCCCGCCTTATCCACAGATCTCCATATCTGCGTAATAATCGCGGATACTTGCACCAAGTTCATCTTGATGTTAAGTGCCTGAAGGTGACGTAAAGATTTCGAATGCAGCTCGAGAGAGTTAGTCGCAGAGACAATAGCTTTGTTTGCTGCACTATCCGTTAACTTCGTTACCGGATCTTCGATTTTCTCAGTAAAGAATAAATCTTCCTGATACTCATCTAGGCTGGCGATCGCGGGATCCACCAGAGTGCTTTGCACCGCAGTACAAAATGGAGTTAGTTGTGTTAGAGACGTCTCATCCATGGGACGAGATGTATCTGCACTTTTGCTCCATAGCCATTCCGGCCAAGTCTTGAAAGCTAACCGAGCTCCCATAACTGGATTCGTCAAGGATACGCAAAGTGAGAGTACCCGTTTGGACAATTTATCCCAACGTGTAGTTCCCACCTTTGATGCGACCCTGAACCCTCCGCCAAGAGCCCGCACGAAGTTCCCGAGAGTACCCGAAGGGTACCAGGCAGCTAGTGCGCATGCGACTCCGGACTGGGACTGCGCTGCAGCCCAGAACTTCGTCGGCATACCGGACAGGTCAGATCCCTCAAAGAAGAATCTCTTCGCGAACTCCAGGGTTTTCCCAGAGCTCACTAGACTTTTCGCCAACCCAATTTCCACTCCGAGTAACCGGCATAATGCACGGTACTTCTTGGCTACTCCGCTGTCAGCAATGACAATGTCATCGCCTAAAACGGCGTATAGGGTAAACCAACCTTTGAAGCCCGCTCGTTGTGCGGAATACTGCACCATCGCATGATGGATTAGAGCTAGCATACCCCATGAGGAGTACGCACCCATTGGTTGCCCGACAGCATACCGAAGGAACCTCGTTCCGACGTTTTGCTCCCGTGCGATCTTTTTAGGGATCACATAGGGTCGACCAACCAAAAGGGCTGCCCAAGTTCTTGCGAACTTTTCACCAAATATACATGCTAGCAGGATTTGCTGGATCTTTATGGGTATACGATCCGTCGCGGACGACAAATCGTATGAGTAAATGATCTGACGAGAATTTACTCTCTTTAATAGACGCTCGACCGGTTTTAATTGGTCGAAAGTCCCATCTTGCGGTATCTCTTTCAAGATACTGAAGAGCCACTTATGAAGTGGATAAAGAGCCCACTGGGTCCAGCAATCTGCCAGAGCTACCACCCGGACCTTCCCCGCCGCTTCCGGAAGTAAGGCAAGACGTCCGCAGATGTTCTTGCCAAATCCGTGCGCGTTCAGGACAAGCGTCCTGTCTGTCGCACAGGCCTGCCGATAAAACACGGCAGTGTCTTCCAGCAACGTCCAAAGACTCTTAGTCGTTCCGTAGCCGCCCGGAATACATTCCAGGAAGTCACGTAATAGATTAGACTCTAAGGACGCGAAGCCATCCCGTGAGGGAGTAGCTATCCACATCATCGCTGATGAGAACCGGTGCGCGAACGAAGTTGGTGTTCCAGATAGCCAGGACGGTACAGGCTTCTTAGCAGATTTGAGTACAGCCACTTTCTGGCTGATTTTAGGATCCTCAAATCGGTCTGCAGAGACTGAAGTGATCACAAAAGGCTCAGGCCTTCCGAAATCTTC